GAAATCGGCGAGCCGATCATGGAGGATTTCGTAATTCCTGCCATGCAAAAGCTTTCCGAGTGGATAGACATCGCACGGCAGAAATTCGAGGAGATTCAGCCGCAGATCGAGGACTTCAAGGAAAAACTCGGGGAATGGTGGGAAAAGGCACAGGAAGTTGCAGCCTTTGTGCAGGAATCTTTCCAGCCGGTCATCGATGCACTGAAAGATGCGTGGAACAACCTGAAAGATGCGGTTTCGCCGCTGACCGAACTGTTTTCCGGTTTTGTCGAAAGCGGCGGTGCGGCATCTACGGCAATGACGGTGTTCGCCGGAGCGTGTCAGTTTGTGGCGGGCGTGATCGGGATACTGTCCTCCCTGATAACGCCTGTAATTTCCACGATCAGCAGCACTATTGCAGAGCATCTGCCTGGCTGGATCGAGAAGATTCAAGCCATTGGCGAAAATTTAAGCTGGCTGCAACCGATCATTGCTCTGATCGGCACTGTCGTGGCGACAACAGTTTCCACCGTAGCAGGGCTGCTGAACGGGCTGTTCAACGCGATCGACGGCATTATACAGGCGATCTCCGGTGTATTCGAATTTTTGCAGGGCGTGTTCAATGTTTTTGTCGGCATATTTACAGGAGATACTGATCGTATCAAGCAGGGGTTCGGCGAAATGGGCACCGGTATTTCCAACACGTTTATGGGCTTGTGGAATACGGTTTCCGGCTATCTGACAGGCTTCCTCAACGGTGCGAAAGATACGTTCAAGGGCATCTTTGATTCTGCTTCCGAGAAGTTCAGCGGCGTAAAGGAAGTGGTTGACGGCGTTGTGCAGTGGCTGAAAGGCGTGTTCGACTTTGACTGGCATCTGCCGGACATCAAGCTGCCGCATTTCAGTATTGAGGGCAGTTTTTCTCTCGATCCGCCGTCCGCACCGCATTTGAGCGTGGAATGGTACGCGAAGGGCGCCGTGCTGCATCAGCCGACCATATTCGGCATCAATCCGAGTACCGGCAACGCCATGATCGGCGGCGAAGCAGGTGCAGAAGCAGTCGCTCCTATTGCCACGCTGCAAGGCTATGTACAGGAAGCTGTCCGTGCCGAAAATGCCGGCGTTATGGAACTGCTGTCTGAAATTCTGGCGGCGATACTGGACTACTTTCCGCAGCTGGTGGCTGTATCTGGTCACGACATCAAGATCAATGGCAGAACGCTTGCGAAGCTTATCGCCACTGATATGAACCGTGAACTTGGCAGCCTGCAAAGCAAAGCGAAGAGAGGGGTGACATAAGATGAAAGGCATCAAATTTGACGGGAACCACTCGTATGATGCGTACCAGCTTTTTCTGAATTCCTACAGCATCGGCGAAGCGGAGCCGAACACCAACTTGGTGGAGATCCCCGGCGTAGACGGGGCTGTGGACTTTACGGAGTACTTCGGCGGCGTGACGTACAAAAGCCGCATACTGAAGATGCAGTTCACCTTTATCGCGGATCGCTTCGGGCTGAACGCGGCATATGCAAAGCTGCAAAACGCCCTGAACGGCAAGCGAGTGAAAATCGTGCTGGACGATGACAAGGATTACTTCTACACGGGGCGTGTATCTGTCGGGGAACTCTCTCCTGACGGGCAGATCGGGGAAGTGACGCTGACGGCGACCTGCGATCCGTATAAGTACAAGAACAAGGCTAGAACAGTGACCTGCTCCGGTCACACGGTCGGAAAAGGCGTTGGTACAGCTGGTGGTACGGCTGCCACCCTGATCCACGCCTCCGTCACAAACGCCGGCGGCGTTCCTGCTGTGCCGACGTTCAACGGCGACAAGGATTTCTATGTCACAGCAACGGAGCGGCACACAGGCGGCAGCAGCGACACGTACCTGAACGAATCCGAATCGCTGCCAAGCGGGAAAGATACGGCGATCAGCGGCGTTGAGATTCCTGCTGGGGCAACGCAGGAGTTCGGGTTCTGCTGTGTCGGAGAGGGTGATCTGACAGTGACGATAAAGCTGCAGGAAAGGAGCCTGTAAGAGTGTATAAGGTCAAAGTAGATGAGAAGCTGCTGTGCTTCACCGGCAGTGTCAACGGCATGGAGTACGTCACAGATCCTGATGTGAAGCTTGTGGTCAACGGCGTGGACAGCTTTTCCTTTGCGATCTACCCGCAGCATCCGCTGTACAAAGAGATCGCATGCAAGGTGTCCCGCGTGAAGATCTGGCGGGACAGCAAACTACTTTTTTACGGAGAAGTCACGGGATACAGTCAGGACATGTATGGCATACGCACGTATGACTGCGAGGGAGCTCTGGCATGGCTGAACGACCTGCACTTTGCCTACTCGATCAGCGGGGCAACGCCCAAAGACGTACTGTACTGGTATATCAAAATGTACAACCAAAAGCTGCGGGACAAGTCGAAAAGCTTCGAGCTGGGTGATGTGACGGTACATAAGGCAATGACGCAGGACGGAACAGAAGGAACAATTGCCCGCTCCAGTGGTGTGTATCCGTCCTTCTGGGAAGAAATCCAAGACAAGCTGCTGAACTCGTTTGGTGGCATTCTGCGTGTCAGATATGTCGGCAGCGATACCTGTGCCGGATATATCGACTGGCTTGCAATTCCGTCAGGAACCTGCTCACAGGACGTGCGATATGCCAAAAATCTGCTGAACTGCGACTGGGCATATGATTGTACATCAATTGCAACTGCTGTTGTACCGCTGGGAAAGCGAAAGGACAGCAGCGGAGATAACGAAGTCCGTCTTACGATAGATAAGGCGGACGATGACGATGCCACTTTTATGATCCAGTACATGACCGGAACGGACGATCTCGTGAAATCCGGAAACATGGTCTACAGCAAATCCCGCATGGAAAAGTATGGTCTGATACAGCAGGCTATAACTTTTGATGATATTACAGATGCGGGAACGCTGGCGTACCAAGGGGCGGTGTGGCTGCGGCAGAACGGGAAAGCGTCAAGCAC